CTGCTAGAGTTAAACTTCCTGAGTTAGACGTTATAGACGTAGGATACTGGGCTAGGCAAGTATTAAAAGGTTATTTTCGTTTAAGTGATATAAACAAACAAGAAATAAAAAGAAGTGCTGAAGCTTACAGAAAGTGGAAAGAAAATAATTAGTATATTTGTAAAAGTTGCGCTCTCACAATAAGCAACAAAGAGATTTAATTGACCTCTGTAATGAATTGAGAAGTGAGAGCCTCAAGGATTTACGGAGGTTTTTTTTTAAATAAAATTATGGACAAACTAGGATATACATTTTACCCAAAAGACTTTATTTCAGACCCTGAAGTAATGATGATGACACCAAGCCAAAGAGGTATTTATAGGGACTTAATAGACCTTGCTTATATGAATGACAATAAGATAAAATATAACCTTACTCAGTTATCTAAATATTGTAACGCAAGTGAGGAGGAAATAAGCGAAATATTAAATTTAAAAGGTTTAAAAGAGGACAGTTTTTGGACTATTCCAAGCTGTGATAAAAGGATAACTAAAATTCTAGCAAATAGAGAAAATGGAAGCAAAGGAGGAAGACCAAAAAAACCCAAACAAAACCCAAACCATAACCCAAACGAAACCCAAACCAAAAGGCAAAGAGAAAGAGAAAGAGAAATAGAAAATAATATATATAGGAGCTTCGCTCATTTATCTATCACAAACGACGAAATAGAGAAACTAAAAGAAAATTACACTGAAGCACAAATAGACAGCACACTAGACGAAATAGAAAACTACAAAGGTAATAAGAGTTATAAAAGTTTATATTTAACAGCTCTTAATTGGCTTAAACGTAAATACGGAGAGAAAGGCAAAAAAGAGGATATAACGACTAGACTAAGAGACGAAGCTAAAAAGTATAACTATGATATTAAATAACGGACACTCAACACAATTCTTAAAAGACTATAGAGACGGAAATATCCCTTTCGGACTTAAACTAGGATGCAGACTAGACGAGCACTTAGTTTATAAACATAACCAACTTAATATCTTTCTCGGCCACGATAACGTAGGTAAGAGTTACTTCCAGCTTTGGTACTTCCTGGCACTAGCAACTAACCACAATTTAAAATTTTGTTTGTTTATGGACGAAAATAGCTCAGGTAAAGTAATGCGAGACTTAATTCAGATGTACACAGCTAAAAAGTTTATGGAATTAACACACAAAGAAATTAGGAGAGCTGAGGTTAAGCTAGAAAACTATTTTACTTTTATTGATAATACTAGGAGATACGAGATAAAAGAGGTAACAGACTTATTCTTAAAAAGTGGCGCAGACTGTTTACTTATAGACCCTTTTAACGCTTTAAAGACTGAATTAACTTATTCTAGTAATTACGAAGTTTTGAACGAACTAAAGTTAATAACTAAGCAAAGTAACTATTCGATATTTATTAATGCTCATCCAGTTTCTGCTACAGGTAGACTATCTGCGACTTATCCAAAAGAGCATGAATGGAACGGACAAGTAAGAATACCTTTAAAAAGTGACATAGAAGGAGGTAAGGCTTTCGCAAATAAAGCAGATGACTTTATAGTTATTCACAGGTTAATTAGTCACGAGCAGCTTTGGATGTTTACACTATTAGAAGTAGTAAAAATAAAAGATACTGATACAGGAGGAAAGCCGACGTTTTACGAGAAACCTTTATTTTTAAATTATAATTTTGGCAAAGGCTTTTTAATTGACGGAGTAGACGTAATAAAAAGAAGCGAATATTTTAAAACTGTTGAACCTTTAGAAATTGATTAAAATGGATTATTTATTAGACTACATACTTGCTAAAAGGTCAATAAGACTAGCAATTAAAGAAATAAAAGACGAAACACTTAAACAAGACCTAGTAACTACTGCTCAGTTCTTAATTGAATTAGACTTAAACATGAATCATATTACTGGGCGTACTTCTGATTTAACACTAGCTATCTTGCAAAAGGATGCAGAGATAGAAAAGCTTAAACAACAAGTAGAGGAACTTAAGGAGTTATTATGAATTTCTGCTCAGATTTTAGACACGATTTAGAAGTAGGACAAATAGGCGAAAAGCTTTTAAACGATATTCTTAACTTTAAAACTATTGAAGTCAAAAGAGATAGCTGGATACATAAAAGCGGAAATATAGCTATTGAGTTTGAAAGTAGAGGCAAACCCTCAGGAATAGCAAAAAGTACAGCTAACTGGTGGGCAATTATTTTTAGTGGAGAGTATAAAGACAAATATATTTTAATGATTGAATCTAGTAAATTAAAAGAGATAGCTAGAATATATTATAAAAAAGGAAATATCAAAGAAATGGGAGACGATAATACAAGTAAAGCTGTATTAATACCATTAAAAGAATTTTTTATATGAGACCTAAAAAATGTAAAATCTGCAAAGAACAATTTACACCAGTTAGAAACTTACAAATAGTTTGTTCTCCTAAATGTGGCTTTGAATACGTTGAACTTCAGAAGCGTAAACAGTGGCAAAAGAGAAAGAAAGAACTAAAAGAGAAACTACTCACAAGAACAGACTATTTAAACTTGTTACAACGTGCTTTTAATGCTTACATAAGAAGACGAGACCAGGATAGGAGATGTATTTCTTGTGGAACGTATAACGGAAAAATGAACGCTGGGCACTATATGAGCGTAGGTAGTACTCCTGAGCTTCGTTTCAATGAAGATAACGTACACAAACAATGCGAACGCTGTAATTCCTATTTCAGCGGAAACTTAGTAAACTATAGAAGAGAATTAATAAACAGGATAGGAGTAGATAGAGTAGAATTTTTAGAGCGTAAAGACCACGAGCCACTAAAATTAACTATTGACGAGATAAAAGAATTAATAAAAAAATATAAAAAAATGTAATTGGTATTGAATTATTATATATATTTGAAACATAAAACAATTAAACTATGAAAAATTTATTTAAAGCAATAGCGGACTTTCAGCAAGAAGTACCGACTATTCACAAAGGAACAAAAGGCTATGGCTATTCTTACGCTGACTTGCCTACTATTTTTGAAAAAATTAACCCACTACTTAAAAAGCATGGACTTGGCTTTATGCAAAACTTACAAAGTAAAGAAGGAATAACTTATCTAGAGACTGCTATTTTTCACGTTGAAAGTGGAGAGCAGTCAATAAGTAATGTAGCTATTCCTGAAGTAGCTTTAAAAGGAATGAATGACTATCAGTCTTTTGGTAGTGGAGTTACTTACTACAGACGTTATGCTTTGAGCAGTGCCTTAGGACTTGTAACTGACGTTGACAACGATGCCTCAGGAGAGCAAGTTAAAAAAGTAACTAAGAAAACTACTTTAACAGCTACTCAGTTTAATAAAGCAGTTCAAGCTATTGCTGAGGGTACTTACACAAAAGAGGAACTTATAGAGAAGTTTGAATTAACTAATGAGCAACTTAAAACTATAGAACAATGAAACAATACCTTTGCCATGCTTCAGCGGTTGGTAAAATAATGACTAACGCAAGAAGCAAAACAGAATTATTAAGCAAAACAGCTAAGACAGCAGTAGAAGAGCAACTTTTATTTAATGAGTTTGGAATTAAAAAAGACTTCTCTAATAGATATACTGAAAGAGGTACTAACCAGGAGGAAGATAGTATTTTATTTTTCTCAAAAGTTAGCGGACACTTTGGAGTATTTAAAAATGAAAAAAAGTATAAAAATGATTACTTTGTAGGAACTCCAGATATAGTTACTGACGAAGCTATTATTGATATTAAAACTAGCTGGGATGCTACGACGTTCCCTTTCTTTGAGAGTGAGTTACCTACTAAAGATTATCTTTATCAAGTCCTTCTTATATGGACTTAACAGGACTTAAAAAGGGTTATGTAGCTTACTGTTTAATTAACCATACAGAAGATGCTATTCAAGACGAAATAAGGAGGGAAACGTGGAAACTAAAAGCTATTGACCCAACAGACGAGCAAGCACTAGAAATAGAGCAGAAAGTTAGAGACAAAATGCAATACGATAGAATACCTGAGAATTTAAGAGTTAAGATATTCGAAGTAGAATATAACGAGGACACTATTAACGAAATGAAGCAAAGAGTTGAGGAGTGTAGAGAGTATTACAATATGCTTCAAGAGAGTTTAAATAAAGTAACAGTATAAAATAAAATAAAAATGGAAGAAAAAACATTTACAGACGGACTAATAGTAAAAAGAGCTGAGAACGCACCTGACTGGGTACTTTGCAACATTAGTATAAAGGTTGAGGACTTTACTAAGTGGATGCAAGACCACCAAGATAAAGGCTGGGTTAATATTAGTTTATTAATGAGCAAAGGGGGGAAGCCTTACGGAGTTAAAGACACTTATAAGCCAAAAGAGGAAACTCAAAAAGAGCCTTTAATGGATAACGATTTACCTTTTTAAATTATGGAAGCAGAAGACTTAGCAAACTTACGAAACGAAACTAAGCGTTTAATAGTTCGTTATTGTGTAGATAATAAAATAAGTTATTCAAAGTTAGCATCTAGGGCGGGTATGCATCCCGCTCAGGTGCTTAACTACATGAGTAATAAAATAGGACTCACAGATAGCAGTCTTATGAAGTTAGGAGAAATTATAAAAGAATAATTATATATTTGTCCCATGTTATCTAAATTATATAAGAAGCATAGCAAATGGGTTAACATAGTTAATAAGCTAGGAGGAGGCGACTATTCAGAAGATATAGTGCAAGAAATGTATCTGAAGCTATCTAAAATAGAACTCAAAGAACAAACGATAGACACTTTCGTATATTATGTATTAAGAAACATGACTTTTGACTTACATAGAAAGAAAAGCAACGTATTCAAAGTTGACTTAGAAGACTGTGTTTTTTTAGAGTATTTAGAAGACCAAGGAAAAGAGGAACTAGAAACTATTTACGAAAGAATAGAAGACGAAGTAGAAGACTGGCACTGGTATGATAAAATGCTTTGGCAACTATACACAGAAGATAGAACAATGAGAGAACTGGCTAAGGATACTAAAATAAGTTTGTCTAGTATCTTTCATACTATCAAGACTTGCAAAGAAAGAATTAAAATAGCTGTAGGCGAAGACTACGAAGACTATGTAAACGAGGACTACGAGAAAATATGAGCACAGCTGAATTAACATATAACTTAAAAGACGAAAA